GTCCAAATAGATTCTGATATAAATGGTTGTGCAAACTCAGACATAGATGCAAACGTACCAGCAAGAAAGTCATCCATTAAACCATCTTCGTCTCTTCTACCATCAGCAACAGAGTTGAGTAATGTTTGCACAGGTCTAATTAACGTATCGTATGCATTGGCATGACTAAAATCTATGTATTTAAAGTTACCGTTCTCGTCTTTTATTGGCAGTATTGTTGAGTTTTTTGACCATCCAGCAACATATCTTCTAAGAGCTTCTCTTTCTTCATCTGTTACATCGTAGATAGCTTGAAAAGCTTTTTGTGTTGCATATGGTACAGCTGCAACCGTAGCACCAAAACCAAATAATCTTGTGTATCCAATAGTTTCAAAAGGTTTTACTACTGTTCCATCTGCTAGAGTTATAGTTTCATTTATTTCTCTAAGACCACGTCTTACAATATTTGTACCTGTTCTAACTATCTCTGCAGGAAACGATACAAAGTTTCCTATAGGTAGTTTTCTTAATGATTTAACAAAGTCAGATACATAATCATAGTTTGGTATATTATTTCTTACAATATCTGCTGCTTCTTGTTTAAAGAATTCATCATCAATTGTTATATCTACACCATTTCTCTTTACTACATCTCCTCTCTTAATACCTTTAGCTAGCATGTTTGATTCTAGTCTAGATTTTTCCATAGCCCATGATGCTATCTTCCAGAAATCATCTTCTGCTGTATATAAATCTTGTGATACAGATTTTAATTTTGATAATGGTTTGAGTAACATTCTTAAACCTTTGTCTGATGTCATAGTTTCACCAAAGTTTACATCTTCAAGCAGTCTAGTTAGGTCTCCTAATCTTACGTTAGAGTTTACAACACCTAGTTTCAATAACTCTTCGTACAAATCATTCTGTTGTCTTGTACCTTTGAGCGGTGTTTGCAATGCTTGGTATGCAGTTTTAATAGCTTGACTATCAGGTATGATACCATTTGCTGTAGCAAACGCACCAGCAGATACAAAGTTTCTAACGTGTGTTACCGGTGATAAAATTGTTTTTGCAATTTGTGATAAACCTTTTGGGTATAAAATTAAACTTTGATACAATTGTCCCAACATACCTGCTTTATCAAAAGCAAGTGATGTACCTTCTAATGCTTTAGCCATACCTGGTGTTGTATATAATTCATTAA